TTGGAAACGGTGGGCATAAAACTTCTATTCAAGACGTACAAGAAGTTATAGACAGCCTTAATGAGTATAAGAGTTATTTAAAAAGGATTAAAGGTGAGTAATGCAAGGATTATTATGTAGAGCTAAAAGGCTTGATATTGAAAAAGTTAAGGAAGGTTATTATGTATCAACTAAACATAATGATAAACATTGGCTAAGGTGGGATGGTAGTATGTATCTAATCGACCCACAAACACTTCAATATCAAATAAACGACAAGTGGTACTCTAAAGCAGAGTTAGAAGCTATTATAGCAAAGGAGTTATAAGATGAAGATATTTAATAGATTTAATGGGAGTGTTATTTTTGAGTTTGAGTGTAGCACAATAAAAGAGTTAGTAGTTAAGGCAATTAAAAGTGGTACTAACCTTAGAGGAACAGACTTTAGAGGAGTAGACCTTAGAGGAGCAGACTTTAGAGGAGCTATCCTTGAAGATGCAGACCTTGAAGGAGCAGACCTTAGAGGATCTAACCTTATAGGAGCTAACCTTAGAGGAGCTAACCTTAGAGGAGCTAACCTTGAAGGAGCAGACCTTGAAAATGCTAACCTTGAAGGAGCTAACCTTGAAGGAGCTAACCTTAGAGGAGCAGACCTTAGAGGATCTAACCTTAGAGATGCTGACATAATTAGTATGCACTTGCAATTCTATCAAGTAATAGTCCAAAAGACACATACTAGAATCGGGTGTAAATACTTTACCAATGAAGAATGGAAATCATTTGATGACGATAAAATTAAAAGTATGGATAGTGACGCTTTAGAGTTTTGGAATAGGTTTAAAGAGGTAGTTTTTTCAGCTATTGACTCACTAAATAAGGAGTCATAAGTGAGTAACCCAACAGCCACTAAGGCTAAATAAAAGGAGATTAAGAAAATGGGTAGTTTAAAATACTGTGATAATGATTGTATAAATACTGAAAATGATTGTCCTATGTACGAACCAAACGATAATAAAGTTGCAGAAGCTTTAGTCTTGAAAAAATGGGCTTATCACAAGTATGACTTGCATTTTTGTAAAAGCTGTATAGAAGATTACTTTAATGAAGATGGTGAGAATCTAAAGATAGTTGGAAACTACTTCACTTTAGGTAAAGACTTTAAAACAGAAGGAGAGTGAGATGTTTCAACGGAATATAATAGTACAGAAAGTACCAATAGTTGATTTACATGATTTCGTATTTGTTCATGATGAATTCCATAAGTATAAAGTATTTGAATTTGTTTTTACAAATGGTACAAGACACGCATTTGCATTTTCTAAAGATACTCCAGTAACAGCGAGAGAATTTGTTTCCGAGCTTAGGAAAATGGCTAATGACATAGAAGATAAAACAAAATACTATGAGTTTGAAACCAAGTAACCCAACAGCCACTAAGGCTAAATAAAAGGAGAGTAAAATAATAAATTTAATACATGGCGAAGCACTAGCAACAATGGATGAGTTAATTAAACAAGGCGTAATAGTAGATGCGATTATATGCGACCCACCTTATGGCACGACAGCGTGTAAATGGGATAGTGTTATCCCTTTTGAAGCTATGTGGGAACGACTAAATAAGCTTATTAAGCCTAATGGTGCGATAGTTCTTTTTGGTAGTGAGCCGTTTAGTAGTGCTTTGAGAATGAGCAACATTAAGAATTATAAGTATGATTGGAAGTGGGAGAAAAAGAATGCGCCTAACTACCCTCATGCAAAAAATATGCCATTGAAAATAATAGAAGATATTATAGTTTTTAGCAATGGCATAGTCGGTCATAAAATACAAGCTAAAGAAAAAAGAATGGAATATAATCCACAAGGGTTAGAAGACTGTAACTACTCAAGAAAAGCACACAGAGGTAAGGCAAATGAAGACTTATATACAAGACCTTCTCATGTTGGTGATCATGTTATTACTAAAAAAAGTTATCCTAAAAATATATTAAAATTTGATTATGACTATTCACAACAATTTCACCCAACACAAAAACCAGTAGCACTAATGGAGTATCTAATCAAAACCTACACAAACGAAAACGAGTTAGTTTTAGATTTTACAATCGGTTCAGGTACGACCATGATAGCGTGTAAAAACCTAAATCGAAGAGGTATAGGAATAGAGTTAGACGAGGGTTATTTTAAGATAGCACAAGATAGAATAGAAGATAAAGGGAGTTTAACTAAGTAACCCAACAGCCACCTAACAAGTGGTTGCATGGACTACTTAAGCAGTTAATAGTTACACTAAAATAAAGGAAGTTCCTTAATAATCAGTAAGCAAGTCAATCGCTTTCCCGAGTGATTGAGCGTGTTTACACGATAACGTGCAACTAGGCGAGAAGCCGATAAACTCATTCACGATAAAAGGTGTGTAAGGAAAAACCTTAATATTGTAGATATTATTTTTTCGATGAGCCATTCTAGGATGGTTCGGGTGAGAATAAAAGAATTAACAAATAGACATAAGGGATGCTTTAACAGACCATGAAATTGATGTAGTGCTACACAGACAAAGCTTAATAGAAAAGAAACAAGCACATAAAAAGCGTATGATTAACTTTTTGAAAGGATAGAATATGAAAAACATATACATAGCAATACATTTATCAGCGTATATGATAGCAGTCGTTAGTATCGTTCATTGTGCAGTTAAATATCTATGAAAGAAAAGACTTGCAAAGAGTGTAAACAAAAGTTTATGCCTACACGTGCCATGCAACCAGTATGCAGTAATTTTCAATGTATGATAGATTACTCAAACAAACACTTAAGCAAAGCAAAGTCACTTGAAAAGAAAGTACAGCGTAAAGCATTAAAGAAATTCAATGACAGCGATCTAAACTTACTAAAGCGTAAAGCACAAGCCATATTTAATAAGTTTATACGTTTAAGAGATGCAAAAGAGAATTGCATATCATGTGGTAAAGTCATGGAAGATGCCGAAGGTCATGCGAGTCACTACAAACCATCTACCAACTCAATACTAAGGTTTGATGAACGTAACGTGCATAAGAGCTGTGTTAAATGTAACATATTTCTAAGTGGCAATCTTGCAGCGTATAGAATAGCCTTAGTGAATAAGCTAGGACTTCAAACAGTCGAGGAATTAGAATCAATCAATGGTGCCTATAAGTTTAGTGTAGATGAGTTGCAAAACGTAATTGATACTTATAGAGATAAAATAAAAGGATTAAGATGAGTAAAACACATAATGAGTTAAAAGAGGAAATAATGACTAAAGAAATTATTACAAGTGATTTTATAGATAGCAAAATGAATACAATCATAAATGCTGATTGTTTAGAGGTTATGAAAACAATACCTGACAATTACTTTGATTTGGTTTTGACTGACCCGCCTTATGGGATAGGAATATCTAGTAATCCTATAAGACAAAAGCATGATAAAAAAGATTGGGACGATTTTGCACCAAGCAAAGAACACTTTGACGAAATATTTAGAATAAGTAAAAATCAGATTATATGGGGTGCTAACTATTTTGATTTACCACCTAATAAATGTTTTTTGGTTTGGGATAAAAAACAGCCTTACGATTTTAGTTTAGCAATGGCTGAAAATTTAGTTAGTATTACTTCCATTGAAAAAAAGATGTCACTTGATATTGAAAGTGTTGGTGGTCCAATTGATGTTGCCGTTATCTCAAAAGGTGATGGCTTTATTTGGTATAAAAGAAAACATTATTTTGATAAAGAATATAACCCACATTTTAATTATAAGAAAGGTTAATTATGCTTTTAGCAGAAAATACAAACAAACTACCTTATGAAAGTTTGATTGAGAAACATAGAAAGTCGGTAATAGAAAAAAGAAAGAATCGTCGACACACACAAATAATAGATGATCAATTGAGAGAAAAGTTAATTAGTATGCTCTCTACATCAACTACCTGTAATTTAAATGAGTTCAAGCAGACAATATAAAATAAAGGGGTATGTTTAGGGGTTCTTTTAAAATAATGTACTCTTAACTCCCAAAAAAACGTTCTCTTCTGTAGAGCTAGTGACTTCGCTCTCATCCCTCTATCAGAAGCTCTTATATTATGGGCAGATGAGATTATAGTAGTTAACACTGAAGCTCTAAATTACTTCGATAAAGAAGAATATGCACTAGCTAAACCAAAATTAATAGTACTAGATATTCCTGATGAATACCATTGGAATGAAGAAGGGCTAATATCTTCAATATTAATTCAATACAACATAACAAAGGAATAACTAGACGTGGCTGATATCCTAAACGAAGCGATAAAGCTTCAAACCCTATGCTATAATAATAAAAAGGATTAATATGTTTGAGAAAAAGAAACAAATGACAAAATTACCAAATGGTAAGAAACCTAATTATTCAGATCTAGAACAAAGCTTTGTAGTTACATACAAGAAGATGGTAGAAGCAAATAATGAAGTACATAGACTAACTTTACTAAATGCAGAGTTAAGATATGACTTAGAGAACTTAAAAGATAAGTAAATGGCTGAATTAACAGAGAAGCAAGAAGCTTTTGCAATAGAGTATATGGCTAATGGCGGTAATGCAGGTGATGCTTATTGCACAGCATATAATGTAAAAGAAGGAACTACCAAAGCTGCAATATATTCGGAAGGCTTTAAGTTAAAAAGTCACCCTGTAATATCCCTTAGAATACATGAGCTACGTATGCAACGGTATAGTAAGAAGATATTGACAATAGATGAACGCAAAGAAATACTATCTGAATTAGTAGCAGAAGGTGATTTGAAAGCTATGGAGATACTAAACAAGATGGAAGGTGTTTATATTGATAAGGTAGAACATAGCGGATCAATCATCAAGCGTACAGTAAATGTAAACCCTACTAAGAATAAGAATGAATGAATCAGTAGTTGATTTATCACCAATAGTATCTGATTACTATTTAAGTGAAGAATTTGTTAGTTTAATTATAGGACCTATTGGTTCAGGTAAGACACTAGGATCAATACTTAAGTGGGAAAAAGAAATACACGAGCAAGAACCCTCTGATGATGGTATAAGATACACTCGAACAGCAGTAATAAGAAATACAGCAGTAGAGTTAAGAGATACAACTATAAAATCATTTGAGGGTTACTTTGGTGATACTCTTAAAATGAACTGGGGAAATCTCACAGCATTATACCAACATGGAGATATACACGCTGAAATATTATTTAGGGCATTAGATAAACCAGGGGATATGAAAAAGCTTCTATCGCTTGAAATAACCTTTGCATATCTGAACGAGCTACGAGAACTACCCAAGGAAGCATTAGAGAACGTAACATCACGTCTAGGACGTTACCCATCTATTACAACTGGTGTAGAAGCTACAAACCCTAAAGCATGGGCTGATACAAATGCTTTTGACAATGAAACATGGATATATAAGAAGTTTATAGAGAATAGACCACATAACCATGAAGTATTTGAACAGCCACCCGCAATTATTAACGCAGTATTTCAAAATGGTAGCTTAGTATCATCAGAAGTAAACCCACTTGCAGAGAACTTAGATAATCTACCTTATGAATATTATAGAGGTTTTATAGCAGGTAAAAGTGAGGATTGGGTTCGTGTTATGAT